CTTTAAGTAGTGGCACACAACTTTCTAAAACCGACGCAACAGCTTTGCCAGAAAACAGAGCATCGGGAGTTTTAGCCATGATATCATCAGCTGCGGTCATTGCGTATATTGGGATCTGAACAAATTGACTATCTTCAAAAACCGTGTGGTCGTAGAACGTCCCGCTCGACGGTATGTCTACAAATAGCTTAGGCTGTCGTTTATATTCGTCTAAAAAGCTCATAATTTATTCCACTAAATAAGTATACTATATTTAACCATACAGATTAGGTAGACTAATAAAATGGACTTTACACTAGACCAACTATCAGAGGCAATAGCTGCTGCAATAGTAAAAACTAACAGTCAGTATCAGTCGGGTACTTACAACGACGCAAATGACTCGGTTAAAGGATTCGCCGACGGGCTTGATGACGCTAAAGGCATTGCAAGCAAAGCCTTTGGTACGCTCGATGCCGTTGCTCGAAAAGCAGCTAGTGCTGCCCAGAACCGAAGCGGTGATATCGGCACCGGTATGCGTGATGTTCTAAACATTACAAGTGATCTAGCAATTCCGTTTACTGAAGCTGCTAGGAGCCTCGAAGCATCTGATTCGATGGCACGTGCAGGTGTAATTATAGAATCAATACAAGCTATTGGCGATACTGCTGCTGTATTAAATTTAACTCAAGACCAATTAGCAGACTTTGCTACTAACCAAATGGACGAATTACGTGCTACTGGCCTACTCGGCAATGACGCAATAGACCAATTGGTTCAGCTAAGAGATAAAATTAACAAAGCAGGCGAGGACGAATTTGGGGTTGAAGAATTTAGAGCGCTGGGAATCGAGCTTGACAAGTTAGCAAACTATTCATCAACCTTTGCTGGTTTATAC